TCCTGAGCCTCTTCAAGCTCATCTTCAATTTTCTGAATCTCCTTGTTCAGCTTTGCCTCTCTCTTTTTCAGTACACCTGTTTTCTTTACAACTATTTTCTTGAGCCCAGTTTTCATCTCCTCAATGGATTCTTTGGTGCTCTCTTCCTTTTCTGTCTTAATCTTGATACTTTCCCTAATCTTGGATATGCGTGTTTTCAAGGTGTTTATTTTGTCCTTTTCATCCAATTCACGTTGTTCCTCTTCATACACAATAGATTCATCAATTGCCTCTATTTTGGTCTCAATCTTCTGTATTTTCTCATCCAGAATAAACAATTCTCCATCCACTGTATCAATATCAACCTTTACAGCAGCTTTTAGTAAATCACCGGCATCTGTGGTGAATCTGGATATTACAGCCTTTTGTTTTGTGTCTGTTACAGAAAAGAATGAAGCAGCCTCTCTGTCGATTATGAAATAATTCAACAGGTCTTCCTTTCCAATATCTAACAATTCAAAGATTCTTTGCTGAGCTACATTTGGCGAAGTTATTGTGTTATCCACATCTCCATCCTCTACCAATTGAACCTTTGCTGAGGTTGAACTTCTGAAGAATTTCCGTTGTATCTCTAATGTTTTCTTGTGAGCTGGATTGGACAATTTCAAGCTCAATTCACAGCTTTTCTCACCATATGTAATGAAATCAGAAGCAAGCAAATCTTTCGCCTTGCCTAAAATACACACTGCTACAGCCAAAGGTATTGTGGTTTTCCCAGCACCATTGCTATCAGCACCCTCTTCATCTAATACACTTCCATATACAAGAGTGGTCTTTCCTACATTGAATGAGTATTTTGTATCAATATGGGACTTGAATCTCTTAATTTGTATTTCTGTAGGAGTCCACATATTAGCCAACTTTTAATTGTGAAACATACTTCAAACCCAACTTTCTTTTCTTTGAATCAACCTCATTTTCAGCACAAAACCTTATGAACAATCTCTTGATATTGGTCTTATCATACCTTTCAATGTTTGTTTCCTCCACACTTTTCGCAATATTTACAACAACAGATTCTTTCTTGACCTCAATCCCAACCCTCTCAAATTCAGATTTGTCTACAAGAGACAACTGTTCCGGTGTACCTTTGAATATGAATCGTATGTTATCCTTTGAATCACCATACTTTTTACACAATTTTTGAGCCAATTTTAGCTTCACTGGTTTTGAAACATCAAATGTAAACTTGAGATACTGTGGAAATTGTAATTCTACAAGCTCAATATTCCCATCTGGATACAGTATGGTAATGCCTTTTTCATTGTTTTCTCCATAGTTTTGTGGTCTCAGTGAGCCTATGTAGATTATGTTTGCCCCAACCTCTTGATAGTCATGGTAATGACCAATATACACCCTATCAAATGCGCTGAACAATTTTCGTTGAAGTCCAGATTTGACGGTTGACCCATCATTATTCCTCACTCCATTTACAGCTATATGCGTGAACAGAAATTTGCGTTTCTTATGTGTTCTTTTTGTCTCAGATTGAATATTGGAAAGTCTTTGTATATATGAACCATCCTCAGGGAAAAATGGCAGAAAACACAGTAAATTGTCTTTAATTTCCAATGTGCTCTCTTCATTATAAAGACTAATGTTTGGCAATCCCCCATAAACATCCAGATAACTGTCTTTCAGCTCTTGGTCAACCTTATCATGATTGCCGGGGAACATATGTAAATGAATTCCCCTCTCTTCAAATTCCAAACAAAACCACAAAAACACATTCAGGGCAAACATATTTTGCCCTGTTCTCTCTGTAAATACATCACCTAACAAAATGACTCTTCTGATATCGTGGTGTTCACAATAGTCCAGCACCTGAGCCAAAACCTCTATTGTTTCCTCAAGATTATTCAGGTCAATATGGACATCTGAAATTAATGCTGCTAATGGATGCATCACTCAATACCTTTCTCTTCCAACACATCTTTGTGTCTTTCGTTGGCTATTTTCTTGTGCAATACATCCATCATTTTAGGATGATTTTGATAAAGGTCATAAAATGTTCGTTTTGAGCTCCATCTCAACTTTCCAAATGTACGGATTGTCTTTTTCTCTGGCTTTATGATGCCTTTGTCAATAGCATAATCTATATCTTCATCAGTCAGTACAAGACCTTTGCCCAACAGTATTTCAATTTCTGTACGTCTCCTACTACCAAAATCATTCTTTTCCACCTTTACAAGTGTGGTCTGACCAACCTCTTCATCATCCACTTTTATCCAGCCTATTCTCACAAGCTCTAATCTGAGTGTGGGGAGAAATTCAATCCATCTGCCACCAGTTGATTTAGTGCCACCCACAGTACTGCCTATCTTCTCATACCTGTGGTTGAGTACAATAAACACGATATCCTTTTCATAGATTTGAGCCAGTATTGCCTTTACAGATTGCTTAGCAGATGAGGCAAATGAACCCATCTTTGCGTGCTTGTACTTAGTGTCTGTACCTTTCTCAGCATTCTTTCTGGCAATTTCAGCATTTGCCTGAAAAGTCTCAGCCTCTGCTCTGGATAGGGTTGCTCCAAGAGAATCCCACATGATGAATATTTTAGGCTTTCCAATACCCTCTTTCTCACAAAATTCCTGAAAATCATTGAGAATAATCTGTAGCCTCAAAAACATGTCTTCCACAAATTTTGTCTTCACAAGTAACACATCATCTGTGTCTATCCCCATCTCTTCAGCATACAATTTATTATCACGATTCTCTGATGATAAGATGATACAAAGCCCATCTGGATTGTTCTTTTGGAAATGCTTCATTCCAGCTAATGCCATTGTGGTTTTACCACTTTTCGACATACCACTAATCTCTGTTATCCCTACAGGATAACCAAGAACACCTAAATTATAATCCAAAATAGGTGAATTAGTGTGTACCCAGAAATCATCTTCAGTGAATGACTTCTTTTCTCCAAATGATATTGCCTCTTCACTGTCGAAATTCTGTATAAATTCTCTGATTGTTTTCTTTGCCATATTTCTTTTATTAAATTAAAAAAAGGTGCTGAGTTGCCCCAACACCTTAGATTAACTGTGAAATGGTTACCTTTTGCGTCTTGCTTTGATACGTGCTTTGATATCATCTAAATCAGCTGCCTTTTTCTTGCCTCTGACAGACTTTTCTGGCTCTTCATCTTCAGGCTCATCTTCATCTTCATCATCTTCAAACGCATCATCGTCATCCATAGCTTCAACAATAGCCTCTCGGATATCATCATCAGACCAGTTTTTCAACACCCTGATATCCAATTCCTCTTCTTTGATGAATGCTTTCAGCTCTGACCTGCTCATAGAATCCAAATCAATCTCTTCCTCATCTTCATCTTCAGGCTCATCGTCATCCTCTTCCTCCACCTCTTCTTTGGACTTTCTCCTCCTGTTTAGCTTAGATTTGGACTTGGACTTAGCTTTTGACTTTTCATCATTGTCACCACCGGCAATTCCACTCTCTTCAAGTGCTTCTTTCAACTCATCGATGATATCCTGGAATTCATCACTGTCAAAATACCCAATTTCATATTCCTCATCGAAATTTTGTAGTCCCTCCAGCGCACGGTCAAAATCAGACATTCTGTAGGCATTGCCATACATTTCTGTGAGTGTCTTTGTTTTAGCATATGCTTCAAGCTCTTCATCTGTGAGAGGCATTGGACGTTTGGACAGTGTAACAACATACTTATCCGTGTTCCTTTTGGCCTTTGGCTTGTAGGTTACAATGATTGGATAACCATCATCGATATCAGTGAATGGGTCAACAACAATTGGCTCATCAACATCTTCAGTCTGAGCAATCTTGACCATTCCATCTCTTACAGACTTTTTCGCCTCTACAATACCAAATTCATCTCCACTTTTCTGAACTTTCTTGGCATAGAATAGCCAACGCAACTGTGATTTAAGACCATCCTGCCAATGATTGATTGTGCCAATCTTATCATCAGCTTCATAATCTTCATTGTCTGTTAAGAATTGAATAGCACCCAATCTGTACTCTTCAATGATGTCTTTTTCCTGTCCACCGTGTCGTTTTGCGCTCAATACTGTGCGTCTTGAGGCTTCCCCATCATCATTCTCAACAGTCACCCATGTCTGCTCTCTCACAACATAGTATGTTTTCTCTCCTTTCCTTTTGGGGAAAATCCTGAATTTGTTAGCACCATCTTCAATATCCAACCACTCACTTGCTGCACCAGAAGACAATGTCTTGTCCTCTTGTTCAACCTCATCATTGAAATCCTCAATGGTTGTAGCTTCAAATTGGTCTCTGTATGATGCTCTTCCACCACCAGACTTTCTGGTAGTTGTTGATTTGTTGGTCTTTCTGGCACCAACTCTCCTCTTTCGTGTAGCCATAATAATTTTGTGTTATTATACAATTGTTTTGTCAAATGTTCTCAATTCGACACCATTAAATCTCTTAACAATGTCTTCCAAATCAATATCACCTGCTTGTATGGTCAGACTGAGCTTTGTAAGGTTATCTCCTTTTGATTTGGCAGCCCAATAGATTGAATTTACATAGTCACGTTCCTTCATTCTTTTGAAGACTTTGCTGTACCTTACAACATAACCAGCACTTGAGCGCAATTCATCATCAACTGTATCAATTGTGAGCTTTTGCTTTTTTGCTATCAATCTATCACGAATCTTTTTGCGCTCCTTTGCCTTGTATGTTCTTAGCTGTAATTCAGCCTCTCTCACCTTGTTGTCCATCTCAGCAAGCAACAGACCTAATCTGTTCAGAATCACCGGAAATGTAGCAATATCAGCCAACAGGTTGTTGTAATCTATTTGTAAGATTCTGTCAACATCAAATTCCTCATCTTCCCCAGTCAAATCAACTTTGACAAGCAATTCCTGCTCATCACCAATTTTAATTATCAGTTTTTCCATGATTTTACAATTCTATTCCAAATATCAGTTTCACTTTTTCAGCTGTAAGAACTGTGATTTGTCCCTGAGTGTAATCATATCCATACTCTCTCACAACCAAATACTTGTTCTTGAAGCCCATTTTTATTATGTGTAATAACTCTGATTCCTCACCCAGCCTAAATGTTCTACAGTTATTTGTTTCTGTCTCTGTCCAAATTTGTTTTCTGCTCATAATTTCTCTGAATGTACGTTATCATCATCAATTGAATTCATATGGAAATTTGTGTGATTGCGGTCAATGAACTCAGCCATACATAAATTTGCTATGTCCACTAAATACTCACCATTTCCAGTGTCTTTGAACCTTTGCAACCTCTTTGGTATTGAGCTAAGATGGTCAAATGGCTGTCTATCATCAATAAACAACCCATATCTGACTCCACCCATCGCCAAACGGTTGCGCATCAGCTTCTCAAATTCCTCACTCCACTGTACCTTAAACAACTTTTCCAAGCTATTGATAGTAGGTACAGTTGGACTGAATTTCTTCAATTCAGGCTGATTCTTTAGTGCTTTTCGTCTAATTTTGGGATCAAGATTGTACCCTCTTGCCCAACTTTCTGAAAAGAATGTTTCATTTATTCGTATGTCTGTGTTGTCCATCACTCCATTGTTCTCAATTTATGAACAATTTTCTATGCTTTTGCAGCTAATAACTCATTAGCCATAGCCAACCATGTCTTTTCAGCCTCTTCTGGGCTCATTGTCTGTGGATTCTCATCGTGCATCACAAGATTATTCCACTCCCAGATTGCCTCATCATAATCCCTTTCCTTGTAGGCAATTGACTCTATTCCAAATTTGGAAAATATCATATCCCGCAGCTCTTCTGTCTTGTTGAGTATTTCAGGATAATGTTCTCTTAACACAGCCTTAATGGGAGAAATTATGTCACTCCAATAAGCCTCTTCAGCATCATGAAACAGGAAATTGAGCTTTTCCTCTAATGTATCACACTTTTTAGCACCTCTGATACTGTGCTCTGCTATTGAATAATACTTTTTGGAATGTCCATTCCAACGACAATTAAAAGCCAACCCATGTGCTATGTCTTCCAACAAAATTAGGTCTTTCCTGGGCTTCATCAGATTAAATATGATGCCTGAATAGGTTATCATACAACCAACTTTCACAAGATTCTTTCTTTCCATATTAAATTCCTATTACATTTGAAAATTCATTACAAACAATCTGTTTTTGATTCTTGTATGTGTTTGTCTGTATCTTTCCAGATACAAGGAGAATGCTTTCACTTTCTCTTGCCTCATTAACTGTGCTTTTGAACTTGACCCAAGGCTCAGCCCAAAATAACACATAAATAAAGGTAAAATTGCTTCTGAGAATGACTTCCCCCAATTTCTGGTTTTTCCCCTTTCCATACTTTCTTTCAGTAATTCGATGAACCTGCCCAGCAATCACAACAGTTTTTCTATCCCTTAATGAACCAATTTTTGGAGCGTCAACAAATAGTCTCACAAGATTGCGTTTCCTACTCTTCACAAGCTCTTTGTAGTCAATCTCACCAAATCCACTATACTCATTCTGAAGTACAGTCCAGCTGTAATTCTTTTCATACTTTTTAGCCTTGTATTCATCTGGCATTGGCTCTTCAATCAATCTATACAATTCCCTTAACAATTCATACCTTTCAATTGGTGCTTGCAATTCATACATACTGTCAAATGAACCGGCAATAATCATTGATTCTATCACCCTCTTTGACACATTCTTTCCTTTCATTCTGGCTCTGAAATCATCAATAGAATGGTATTCCCCATTCGCCTCTCTTTCTGCCACAATCTTCTTTGTAGCAATATCCCCAAGATTCTTGATATTCCTAAGTGACCAATAAATGTTGTTAGTCTTTGGATTACAAGTGAAAACAGCATCAGAATGGTTCACATCCGGTGGTTGAACAGAAATTCCTAATTTTCTCACACGAATCTCCATCAAAATATTAGGTATGTCAACAGAATCTTTAGAACTGTGAGCAAATCTCAAAGCAACTGTATAAAATACAAGAGGATAATGAGCTTTGAACCATTGCTGCCAAAAGCCCATAATTGTATAGGCTGTACTGTGACTTCTGTTAAAAGCATAATCACTGAATTTGTACAACTTGTACCAAACTTTTTCAGCATATGATTTAGGGTTGTCAATTGTCAGCTTTCTCACATAATTTCTGATAAATTGGTCTTTGTATTTTGCCATCACTTTATTCTGAAATTTCTTGATAGCAGTACGCAATATGTCAGATTCTACAAGAGTGAAATCCCCGGCTGCTACAACAGCTTGCATCATCTGTTCCTGATACACATACAAACCATGTGTAGGCTTTGTTACCTCTTCACAAAACAAATCGTATTCAACTTTCCTTTTCTTGAACTTAATGTCCAAGAAATGTGTGTGTGCGTTACTGCTCATCGGACCAGGACGATACAAAGCTGTGGCGGCAATAAGCTCTTCAATGTTATCTGGCTTCAAAGCTCTTGTGTACATCTTCAAACCTTGTGAACCAAATTGAAATATGCTCTCATTCCACCCTCTTTGAAACAATTTAAGTGTATCAGAATCATCCAAAGGTATGTCTTCCAATGTGATTGAGTCACCAGATGTACTCTTTATCAATCTCAACATTTCATCAAACCTATCCAATAATTTCAAGCCTAAAATGTCAAGTTTCAGGAATCCAAACAAATCTATAGACTTCCCCTCCCATTCAGACACAAGATGCTCTTCGCCATTAGAATCTACAATTTTCCTCACCGGCATCCAATCAAATATTGTCATTTCATTCCCCTCTTCATCTGTCTTTGGTACAACAACTACAGCAGAAGCATGAATTGATGAAGCTCTTGGCTGACCTAATGCGAATTTCAAATAATTCACCAAATCCCTGTGATTCTGTATAAATTCTTTCAATTCTGTACTCTTCTGTGCGTACTGAAACAATTCATCCCAAACATCTGCTCTTTGTGAGGATTCTATGTGACTTGTAACATAATTCATTTTATTGAAAGCTACATCAGACATCACCCTATTGAAGTCTTTCAATCCACCTTTCAACCCTATCTTTGTATAAGTACCAATAGAACAAACACGTCCAGCACCATACTTATCCTCAATGTATTGTTTCACCTCATCTCTGCGCTCTGCTGAGAAGTCAACATCAATATCAGGCAAAGCATCAGCAGCCTTTGCTCTTTCACCAGAAACACGTGTTTCGTTCAAGAATCTCTCAAACAATAAATTGTACGGAATAGGGTCAACTGTGGTAATATCCAAAAGGTATGAAACTAATGAACCTGCCACACTTCCTCTGGCATTTCCTACAATTATGCCCTGTTCTTTTGCCCATTTTATTATGTCCCACATAATGAGAAAGTAATCAACAAAACCGGCATTCATTATCACAGTCATTTCCGTCTCCATCCTGTCAAAATACTCTTCCAGCCTGTCATCTTCAATCACCCCATCAATCTTCTTTTGCCAGCCCTCTGCCAACAAATCTCTGAACAGCTCTCCATTGTCACCTTTGTATGGGAATTTGGGCAATCTATGTGTTCCGGTTGGAATGATAAATTCACACTTTTCTGCAATCTTGACTGAATTCTCAATTGCTATTGATAAAAAACCATAATAATCATACCCACCGGGGAACACCTTGTCTTCTGGAAATAATTCCCTGATTCTCTCTTCTGATTCATCAAGAATTTTGAAATACTGGTCAGTTGAATCAGGCTGTGCTTTTCCGTCAATCTTGTTCAAAGCAGCTCTCATTCTGCTCTGTTCTTTGTCCAGATAATAGGAATCATTCAATAACACAGGCTCTACAATATCTGAAAGGTCATTCAAATACCTCTTTTGTGATTCAAGATGTGGTTTATCATACAACAGATTGTTAAACATCACAGTATCAAATTGATAATACACATCTTCAAACAACTTTTTGTACAACCGTATGTATTTTTTAGCTGTAGCAAGATTGACTTTATTCACAATACTTTCTCTGTCCAATACACATACCAAGCCTTTACAGTGTTTCAACAGCTCCTTTTCTTTTATGTACTTTCCATCATTTTCAACATTGATGTACTTGTTTATGTGTAATAGATTGCGCCAACCTTTTGAATTTACAACAAATAGCTTCAAATCATATATTTCATCCTTTTTGTACAATACTGATATCGTCTCACCAAGAATGGGCTTTATCCCCTCATCTGTACAGGCTTTCTGGAATAACAGTACACCGGCAAGTGTGTTTCTATCACAGATTCCAAGATGCTCATATTTCAGAAATTTTGCTCTTTTCGCCCAATCCTTAGCACTGTGTGTGCCGTTCATCATTTCGTATTCAGTGTGAACACCCAAATGAACAAATTCATAATCCAACACTTGGTCAGCCTCGCCAAGATTCTTAAAATCATTGAATCCTAATTCAACCTCTACATCTTCTCTCTTTGTGACCTTAACAGGGGAATAATAGAATCTGCCACCAAACTGAAATAACACATACTCAATATCACCTTTGCTCAGCCTGTTTTCCTGCTCTTCAGAAAGTATCAACGAAAATCCTTCCCCTACCAATTTTCGTGGTGTAGGATTGACAAACAGAAAGTGCCCTGTACCTTTAATCAAGTACAGGGCATCTTCAATCTCGGACAAAATTAAGTGGTTTTCTAAACACCACAATTTTAACTCTTCTGTCATCACAGTAATTTTACAGGCTTCCTATGTAATCAGACAAAACTGCTGGAACATTGTCTTGATATTTAATTCTGGCTGCAAAGAAATTCAGCGCAAGCACAACAAAATCAGTGTTTATGTATGATGGGTCAATATCATCAACAGCCTTTAGAATACAATCAATAGCCTCAACCCTATGGAAATCCTTTTGCGATTCTGAATCAGAATTTGACATATCAAATCTGTAACGCAAATAGATTGTCAAAAGCCTATACACCATAGTGAAGTACTTTGATGTTCTCTGGATGGATCCTACCAATTCTCTGTGGTGTTCTGATGTCTGTCTGTAGTAGGTTACAGCTGCCACTGTTATGTCCATTAGATTGTCAATAAACTGTAAATTGTTTGACACTCTTGCGTACTTACCAAAATCAATATCAATCTCCGGTCTGTTACAAATAGAATACAATTCCAAACCATCATCCCTTATGTACTTTCTGTGAATTCTCTCTGCTATTGGATTGTCTATGTAAAAATGAAGACTGTCTATGAAATGTGTCTGGTGTGTGAAAGAGACACCTAAAGCCTTTGCCAACATCTCTCCAATGAATGAGAATTGAAACACATTCGTTGGCAATCCCCAGTGTAAATCATTAGACCTGTTCATGACTGATAATCTCAGCCCACCCTCACGAATCTTAAACATAACAAAATCATTACAGGGTATGTCTTTGCTTTTCTTTCTCAAATCAAGAAAAGGATTCCAAATTGAAGCAGTAGCACGCCTGTCATCTGGATTCTCTTTCAACATTTCATAAACCTGAGCAATTTGGTCTAATCCTCCAAAAATTGGATTGATATTTGCTGCTCCATCCACACCAGACTTCACCCCATAATTTCTCAACCTGAAACCATATGGAGCATGGAAAGTGTGACCATTGTCACTGAACTCTGGCATCCTGCTATTAAACCATTCAAGGAAAGCAACATCATTATGCCCAATCCATATCCACATTGCCTCTGCCAACAAAAAGAATATGTTAATGTTTCTGTTGTACCCACCGACACAACGATATTTTGGATTCTCTAATTTCACTGTATAAGACAGCAATTCTTTTGTGTCACCGTATCTGCTCTTCTGGAATTTCCCGGCAGTCAACAGTCTTGCACTGATTTCAGGGTACATTGAAGAAAATATTGTGCCCTGCGCTACATCTTTTGTTACTAACATTTGTTACAATTAAGTGGGATTGGTTTATTGCTCATTATTCCTTAATTTATCTTTTCTTTTTTTTCTATTGAAAAGTTTGTCTGTAAGGTCTGTTGATGTTGCTATCTTTTCTACTCCTCTAAATCCAAAATAAAACATTACAGCTGTGCTTCCCCATTCCAGCAGTATTTTCCTGTAACTTTCATCTATTTCAAACTGCCCCAGATTTCCGTCAGACATAGCCATTACAAAGAATGCTACAATCATTACCACTAAAAAGAGAGGACGAATGTTTTTACTTAACCAACTGTCACTCATCATATCTACCTTATGGCGGTCTGATAAGTGGTTTTGTAATTTAAGTTGAACATCTTGATGTGCTTTCTCCATGCGCTCAATTATCTGCGCTTTTTCCTCTTTTGTTGTTACTAAACCACCTACAAATTTTGTAAGGTCAGAAAATATTCCTTGTACCTCACTACCTAATAGCTTTGTTATTATACTCATTTTAAGGTTATTTATCTTTCTTCAGT